CAGCTTCAAACAGTTCACCATCAAAAACATTTGCACTCAGCGACAGTGCCGGTGGCGGGTTGTACACGGATGGAATAAGTCAGGCAAGCGGTGGGATTATCAACGCTTTTCAGCTCCCTGGCGGTAACGAAACCCGCCCACGAAATGTTGCATTTAACTATATCGTGAGGGCTGCATAATGGATAATGCTGTATTAAATAGCGAGTTTATTGCCACGAAGGCGGGGAATATTACCGTCTATAACTATGATAGTGAAACACGGGAATATATTTCCACATCAACTGAATATCTTGCTGTGGGGGTCGGTATTCCAGCATGTTCCTGTCTTGATGCACCTGGCATACATAAGGTTGGTTATGCAATCTGTCGTTCTGTGAATTTAAATTCATGGGAATATGTGCCAGACCATCGCGGTGAAATCGTCTATAGCACAGAAACAGGAGAATCAAAAGAAATCACAGCTCCGGGTGATTACCCTGAAAATACAACCACTATCGCCCCTTTATCTCCATACGATAAATGGGATGGTGAGAAATGGGTGACCGATACTGAGGCACAGCATAGCGCCGCAGTCGAAGCGGCAGAAGCACAGCGCCAGTCACTGATTGATGCTGCTATGGCTTCCATCAGTCTGATTCAACTGAAATTGCAGGCCGGACGGAAACTGACGCAGGCAGAAACAACCCGACTTAACGCCGTGCTGGATTACACTGACGCGGTGACGGCAACAGATACCAGCACCGCGCCGGATGTCATCTGGCCTGAACTGCCGGAGGCGTAGGCCATTTAATATCTGGCGCACCGGAAGTATCGACCAGTTCCAGTGCGTCCAGATAATCCAGCCACAGATTATATTGCGCCAGTTCCTCGCCTTTCAGACGACCAATAGCCGCTTTACCAGGCCATTGTTTACTGTTCATATAATCGTTGGCCTGATTAATTAGTAGCTGTCTTTCTGATTCAGTAATTTCAATAAGTTCTTCATGCGTAGGGGCAGGAATATCCGCCCACGCGGGCAGCCCATCACCTCCGGCAATACGGATTTTTCCTTGTGGCGGTTCAGCCATAAATTCACTGATAATATTTTGACTCACCTCCTTAGCATCTGATAAATCCCATCCCTCTGATTTATATTTATCAATCATATCCACAGGGAAAAAAGCATTATGCCTTGCGCTATAAACATATTCGTTCATATAAATCATCCTGAATAAAATTATTCACCAACAGCCCACCAACTGTAAGTCATTGACACCTTGTCGCTGGTTGATGCAGTTCTGTAAGCAGAATTAAAGCCGGTTAATGTTGGGCCTTCTACGGACATAACGAATCCACGCCCTGCACCAAAAGGCGCACCGCCATCGCCAGAATGGGTAAGAATGGCGATATCCGCTTTTTTAGGGAAAGGGATAGGAAATGTAATCCTCATTGTTTGCGTCGATAATTTCGGCATAGCCTCACCTCGACCATATTGCAGGATTTTCCCGTTGGGTAATTTCATCCATCCATCACCACTGGCAAACGAGGCCATGTCCGGTATCTGATTTTCCCCTGTCCCCACATTCCGTTTTGCCGCTTCTCCCAAACCAACGTTTAAGAAAATGCAGAGATTATGGCTAACTGGCATCATCCCCGGTTTTTACTCAGGGGAATGCTCATGCTTATTGGCTATGTCCGCGTATCAACAAATAACCAGAATACGGAATTGCAGCGTAATGCGCTGGAGTGTGCAGGATGTGAGCTGATTTTTGAAGACAAGATAAGCGGTACAAAGTCCGACAGACCAGGACTGAAAAAGCTGCTCAGGACATTATCGGCAGGTGACACGCTGGTGGTCTGGAAACTGGACCGACTGGGGCGCAGTATGCGGCATCTTGTCGTGCTGGTGGAGGAGTTGCGCGAACGAGGCATCAACTTTCGTAGTCTGACGGATTCAATTGATACCAGTACCCCAATGGGGCGCTTTTTCTTTCATGTGATGGGTGCCCTGGCTGAAATGGAGCGTGAACTGATTGTTGAAAGAACAAAAGCTGGACTGGAAGCTGCTCGCGCACAGGGACGAATTGGTGGACGTCGTCCCAAACTTACACCAGAACAATGGGCGCAGGCCGGGCGATTAATTGCATCAGGCGTTCCTCGCCAGAAGGTGGCGATTATCTATGATGTTGGTGTGTCAACTTTGTATAAGAGGTTTCCAGCCAGGGTTATATAAAACCGCAGACATGTCGTATGCAGGAGGTGTCGCGGTTGGCTGGTGAACTTTTGATAGTGCGAGTATTGAATGATTTCCAGCCGTTACTGATTTTACGCATTTTTGTATGAGAGGGTTTGCACCTCCTTCCACCGATTCTCCATGACTTTACGCCACTGTCTCTAGAACTGCTATGTGCCAACAGCAGACATTCATAGCACACAGTTTTGTTAACAACTAGAAATAAGTTTAGGAATAGTCGCGATATATCTATTAAAGATACAATTATTCAAATAAATGAGACATTTTCGGCATGCTGGGAAAAGTAATTAAAAATGGTGAAAGCCAATTGTTTTTTATTAATCAACTTTTAAACCATAAGTCATCTCGATAGAGTAGACTAATTTTCGTTGCATCTTTTGATGCTAGAGTCGTACACTCTCCTTTATCAAACTCATCTAGACTCACAAATGTAAATTCGTCACCATTTTTTTCTTTCGGAAACACCATAAAGACTACTTCGAAAGTACAATCACTATACACATTTTTTAAGAATTGCTGAAGTGCTCTATACTTTCCTATTTCACAATCAGTAAGTGTAAAGGAGGTACACCCATCTGTTGAGTGATACTTCGCATCTAAAAGAATATAAGAGGATTCGTCAGCGTCAATAATGAAATCGGGGCGTTTCCCCCCATATGATTTCAAGTTTGCAGATAAGGTATTTATTCCTTGCTCAACATGTTCAAATTTCCACTTGGATTTTTCCAGCCATCTACTAGCATATTTCTCACCATCTTGACCAGCCGTTATAGAGTATTGTTTTCTTAATGCGCTGCACATTTCGTCTAAATTTAACATAAATTCCATGTTCCTTTTTTTTAGTATAATTATTAACATCGGCAGTATTTAATAATTCTTTAAAAATAAATTTTCAGGCTCATACCAATTATATCTTCAAGCATTATTATCAAGCATATTCGAGACCTCTGCAATTCGCTCACAGCGGATCTCGCCTAGCGAGCAGGTCTGCTCAGTGCCATAATTAGTCTCATCAGCAGACTATAGTTGTGCTCAATCGGAGACATGTGGCAAACATGAGGAACATTATGTCCGTCAAAGAGTTTTCGTAGCTTAGGCATTTCGATGCTGGCAACGGGTCAGTGTAACGCTTACTATATCGGTCCACTTTAGTCTTAAGGGTTCAATATGGCGTTGCACCTATTGTCCGCTGACCAAGAATCTTCGGGTGATTCAACTTCTGTTGGGTCATAAGAAACTGGAAAGCACATTCCGTTATCTGGGCATTGAAGTCGATGATGCGTTAGAGATCTCTGAATCGATTGAAGTCTAAGGTTGTCAGGGCTGCAACAGCAGCCCTGTGCCAGGAGCAGACGTTAACGACCAAGCATTGGCGGCAATTGAGCTCAGCGCAATTGCCGTTCAAGTGCAACTCCGTTCTATTTGATTGCTGCATTGATTCGTTTATATCTTTGGGTAAAGGCCTCTTTGCCACCTTCCATCACTCGGCATATCTCATCGCGTATGGAAGGTTCTTGAAGACCCCCTTGCGCCACAATTCTGGTTTGACCAGACCGAATATCAAGGGCAATGACGTTTTCCGCGTCACCATTCACGACGATGTTAGCGTTGTGCGTGACTACTAAAACCTGCCGTTTTTGTTTGATCTCACGCAATTGCGTCACGATAAGATCATAGATTAAGTGGTTATCAAGATCATCCTCAGGCTGATCAAGTATAAGAGGCTCATTGCCATATGACAGGATAAATGCAAGGAGAGCCGCCGTTTTTTGCCCCGGAGATCCTTGCTCTACGGGTTTGAAACTCTCGCCGTTCTTGAGGCTATATCTGATATCCAGAGAATCGCCTGGAAACCAGCACTGAATTCGATCTATCTGTTCCGGAGTTAGCCCCTGAATGAGGGATACAAAACGTCGATCTTTGCAGGATTCCACCGCCAAAGTATCGTTTTCATGGATTGCAAGTAGCGATGATTTTATTTTCTCAATTTTATCATCCATAGTATTGGATTGGTCTTGCGTTAAATAAGCCAGCAAGCCCTCATCCCCGTCAACAACTCCAATGTCGCGGTCAAATCCGCCACCACTGCGGCCGATCAGGTTACGGAATTCTTCCTCAACCGTAATCTTGTTTCCAAACGGAATGACATTGATCTGTACATATGAATTGCCGACGAGAGTATCCTTGAGAAAGTCCTCACGAAGTTTGGTTATCAATGCTCGATGCTCATGGAGTTTGACCAAGTATTCTTCCGCGCTCTTCTGATGCTGCGCAAGAGTTTCTCTCTTTTTGTCGAATCCCTTGAGCTTATCTTCGAAATCTTGTCGCTGCTTAACCAGAACACCATATGCAGATGGATCACCTGCGTCTGCTGCGCTGAGTTGACCGAGGAGGGCGTTGTATTCATGGCTCGCCGCTGTAATTCTTTTCGATATTCCCAAGTCTGATCGAGTTTGATTCCATGAGTTCTTCACATCATCAATCCGCTGCGCGATCGAGTTCATCTCTGTCTGAAGCTTCTCAAACGTCGCACGGATGTCCTTGATGGTATCGAAGAGTTCTTTGTCATCCGCATTCCCAATGTCGAAATATTGTAAATCCAATTCTGCTGGCAGTAGGCTTCCAGAAATATCTCGGACCTGTTCGGCGGAATCCTCCCAAGTCGTTACCCAGGAGTCCATAGCCTTACTCTGGTTCTGTCTGAGTTGGTAAGCCTTAAGGACATCCGCGTGGCCCGCCTTTTCAAAAACATCGAGTTTGCGTTTGACGTCTTCAAGCTGACCTTTGGTTACCGATTCTTCCTGAAGCCCAGCCTGAACTTCACGCTCTTGGGCGCGAAGCGAGAGATATTTGGAAACCAGTTCATCCCACTTAAGCTGCCAATCACGATGATTGACCTCCGGGGCATCATCGACAACCTGCAAGAGTGCTTGGGGATGCTTTGCCAATTCGAATATCTGTTTCTGGCTGTAAATCCTGACAGGAAATCGTTGTGCTATGTCTCCCTCGGAAGCACACCAGACTCCGGGAGCGGTCTCTTCCTCGATGCTGTATATGTCGTCGGTATTAGACCAGGTGATTCGGAAACG